CAGCACAACGTTCTGTACCATTAGCATAATCTTTTGAGTCTATGTAAACTTTACCGCCTGCACTTTGAATACATTGTGCAATAGTCTTATTATCAGTAAGCACAAATGTTGGTATCTTAGACGCACTACAAGCGTCATACACACGTTTAATCATAGGAATGCCATCTAACATAGCTAATGGCTTTCCTGGGAAACGTGTGCTACCGTATCTAGCTGGAATTAAAATTGCTGTATTGATCATTTATTAAATCCTGTATAATTTCTGTCAACGGGTATAGTTTCTGTTTCACGATAAGAATATTTAATAATGTCTATAACTGTTTTTTCAAAGTCTTCTAGACGCAACATATTAGGACCGTCGCTAGGTGCATTGTCTGGGTCAGCGTGTACTTCTAAAAAGAAGTTGCTGATACCCAAAGCAGAAGCAGCACGAGTAAGACCTGGAACGAAATCGCGATTGCCTCCACTTGAAGTGCCGTTTCCACCCGGCTTCTGTACCGAGTGGGTAGCATCCAATACAATGGGAACGTTATAATTAGTGAGCATATAGTCAAGCCCAGTAAAATCAACAACCAGGGTATTATAACCAAAACTTGTACCTCTCTCTGTTATCCATACTTCTTTAGCACCTTCTGTTTTACTTAGTATTCCTTTGACATCCCACGGTGCTAGGAACTGCCCTTTTTTAATATTTACAATACAGTTTGTTTTACAAGCGGCTTGTATTAAATCTGTTTGACGACATAAGAATGCAGGTATTTGTAAAACATCTACAATGTCTTTTAGATACTGTATTTGATCTACTTCATGTACATCTGTTAGTGCTTTTACATTTAGTTCGTCTTTTAGCGCAAGTATGTCATGCACAAATGGGTGTAAGCCTACCCCACGTTTGCCTGTTACGCTTGTACGATTTGCTTTGTCAAAACTTGCTTTAAAGTAGTAATCAATTCCATACTTGTCGCACACACGTTTACACTCACGTGCAATCTCTGCACTCTGTGCTAGTGTTTCGTGTTGGCAGGGTCCTGCAATAATTCTCATATTATTCTCCAATTTTTAGGATTTGACAAAGCTCGATTGTAACTGTTTATATTTTCTTTTTTAGTATACAACATGTCGCCCGCTACACAAAAGCGGCTTTGTTGCAATGATTCTTTATTTGTAAATGTTTTTCCTTCTTCATATTTGTCGCCTTGTCGTTCTTCAATACAATGTTTTAACTTAGACGGAAATATAAAAAGAGAACCTTCTGTTATAGGAAATGAAATAATATTACTGTTTATAGACGTCCATTCAGTAATATAGTTACTAAAAAAATGTGCATAAGGTTCGTTAGCATGAGCTTCATTAAAATTATAAATCATAATATCTCTATCTTTTCCGTTAGCAATAAAAGGATAATAGGTAAAAGAAATATGATTTTCGGAATGGTCGTGAACATCAATACCACTCTGATTAGTAACATTAAAAAAGCACTTAGTTAGATGTACATCAAGGGTGTCTGCATTTATATTAAGACATTTAAAATATTCATTGATACTAATTTTTAATTTGTTCATTAATAGATCATTAAATATTGTTTCATTTTGTATATTTTCAAATCCAATAAAGTCTTGAGACCTACCTTCATTGTTAGAATTTTTTAAGTATAAATCAAACCAACAGTCTTTTTCCTTATCTGTAACAGTGTGTAATGTTTCAGATACTACAGTAGGAAATATTAAATGATTATTTACAATCAATTGTTTCATTTACTTTCTTTCGCAATATAATACATCGTAACTAGTTTATCCAGTTGATTTTTTAGTGTAGGATTTGTTGCAGCAACTTCGCACAAATTTATCCATTCACCATAGTCTATTAGCTTACCTTGAGCTTTAGCAACGGCAGCCGGATCCCCGCCTACTATCCAGCGAGGTATCTCGGGCTTGTCGCGATAATGAGCGTATACAACACCGTTGCTACGCTCATATATCAGTGCTTCACCGGGGATTAAATTACCCTTTGGCAGTGTCATTTAACTTACCTTTTAGGTAGTTAAGTAATATACCGTATGCCGGTAGGAACACAATTAAGCCAACTACAATCTTAGTCAGTGTGTTGTTCTGTGCAACAATGTGCCAGTTCTCACCAATCCAAGTTAAGTTGCCTTCTGCGTCTGTTGAACCTGCAAATGCCACATAAAAGAATGAATATGTGTCAATGATGTTGGCTGCAATAGTTGAAATTGCTGGCGCTGCCCACCATGCATTTGAACGTTCACGGATTGCTTGGAAAACATATACATCAAGCATTGTACCAATAGCATATGCAGTACCACTTGCAAATCCTACTCTGTATGCATGTTCATCACCTAGTGCTAATAATACTAGCACTGAAGCAATAATAGCAGGAATAATAGCCATTGCTACTACTGCACGACCTGCTTCTTTACCAACCATACGTACTGTTAGGTCAGTTGCTACAACAACGATTGGAAACGTAAACGCTGCCGCCGCTAAAGGGAATGATCCAAACAAGGGCAAATCCGCACCTGGAAATAAATCAAACCTAATTGTAACCAAATAATTACTTACTGCAATTACTAGTGTGTGTAAGATTACAAGATTTCTAACTAGAGTCTTGTCTACACCGTCTAATAGTTTTGTAAACATTTTACTTCTTTCCTTTTGTTACTTCGGTGCCAACTGTTCGACGAACAATATCGTCATGATTAAATTCAGCCCAGTATAGTTCAAAAGCGACACCATCTTCTAAACCTTCAAACTGGTGAATTTTTCCGGGTTTTACTTGTGTAAAGTCACCCGCTTCAAGAATGGTTTCATCAACCAAACCTTCTTGATCTGCATCTTGCCAAACACGAACAAGCATCTTGCCCGATTCAACAAAGAATCCGTTCCACTTAAATCTGTGTTCGTGTTCTGAACACTTATAACCTGCATTAAACTCAATACGGTGAAATTCTAGTACACCGTTTGCGTGTATAAGTTCTGTATTACCCCAGATCTTTCCTGCTTTAATTCCCATTGTTTTCTCCAAAATAATTAAACCATCCTGTAACAATATACTTGGTTTCTGTAGAGGAAGGAACTCCTCTATGTGTAAAGGTCCAGTCAGCTGGCCATATTAATGTCAAACCTTTTTCAGGTTTAACTTTTATTTTTTGATGAAAGAATTCAGTTTCTCCTCCATCAGTTATATCATTTAAGTACGTCATGAATACCATATGTCTTGTACTAATTTGATATTCAACTCCGCTGCGTTCTGTATGCCACTTGTGATATCCTTGAGACGGTTTATATTCTTGTATATTAATGTTATCATTAATTCCCCAAGGACTATAAAAATTTACAAAAGGATAAAGGTTAATATATTCTGAAGCAACATCCATTAGTTGAGTTACATATAAATTTGCTAACTGTGCATCTTGCAGATAGCAATCAGTACTATCCTTTACCGTAGCATCTACACCATTAGACGAACGTCCTAAAAATTTATTGTTGTTATTTTTAAAATAGTCTATAATTTGATCACATGTATCTAAGTTGTCTAAATACCAACCTCGTATAAAATCATTATTATTATGTGTTTGACTATGTACTTGCATTATAATAATTGTGCGTATTCTATTACTTCACATTGTCTGCTTATATCTTTTACAAAATATGCACACAAGGATTCATCTCCGTCACTAATTGGTACACTTAATAGTTGTCCATTACGCATTTTTGGGAAGTACCACTTAACGTCATTATAAAAGTTTGTGATTTTTATAGATCCAAAATCTATTTTATAACTAGTTAATGGGTTAAAAAGGAATGCTTCAAAACCTCGATCGTTTATACTAGTTAGCGGAAGAATTTCTAAATCGTTTCCAGTCTGACTGTCGCCGACCGCCATACACCAATCTATAGGCATCATAATTTCTTTACCATTTATTTCCATAACAATAGCAGGTGCGCTAAATGACTCGACAAAAATTAAAGGCATAAAAAAGAAATCAGGATTTTTAGGATCTGAATTATCTAGAACACTAAAATGTATTTCGTCTTCTAATTTATCTGGTAAACTATTTAATTTAAAAGTTTTGTTGTCAAGTGTCAATATTTGCATTTTTCTTCCTTAGGTAAGATCTAAATCTTTGATAAGCTAGACCAGGTTTAAATTCCCATATTTTAGTTAATATCCTTTCAGCATCGTCATGGCTAATAAATTCGCAACTTAACTCGTATTCTTCTTCAGTCCCAGGAAGTAGCATAGCTAAAGGTTCTCCTGCTCTAATATTATAAGTTACTGGATTTTCTTTTATCGGAAATAAGGCAAATAAATTTGATCTATTATAATATTTAAATTCAAAGGTTCCGGGAATAATTACATAATCACAAGGAGAAGTTTGATCCCAAGTAGGTTGAATTGAATGCCATTTTATATCTTTATTACATTCCATTAACCAAGGTGATACAAATTTAACTGCAACGTGATTAGGCCATACTCCTGGCGCTTGTGTGTCTAACTGATGTGTAAATACAACTACTCCCCATTTTTCATTTTGAACTTCAACAGAAGTTTCACCGTTTGGAAATATTGTAATAGACATATCTTGCCAAGCAGGAATAGTTATTGAATCTGCATATAAATCTAATAATCCTGTACATACTTTTGCATTTAAAGGCTTATCTGATTTTAAATCATTTTTACCTAACTTTTTAAACCATGACGGCATTTGAGATTTAACAACTGGAAATAAGTCAATAAGACCGGTAGACGGAGCATAAGCTGTAAGTTTAAGTTTTTCTTTTTTCCTAAACATTCCAGTCCACCTTTTCAATTGTGAATGGGTACTGCGCCTCTTTGTAAAACTTTTTACGTTGAGTAAGGTGCCGCTTCGCAAACTTACAAGTGCTTGTAAGATCCCATATTTGTACGAAGTCTTTGTCCTTTGCCTTTCTTACGCCTCTACCTATAGATTGAATAACACGAACAAAAGATTTACCAGGCTCAATAAGAACAAGGTTAAAGATCCGAGGAATATTAATCCCAACAGCCGCAACCCCATATGTAGCGATGACCACTTGGTTATCACCTGTATTAATCTCGTCATAAGCATCCTTTCGATCTTTTAGCTTAACGTCACCCTTTACAAATGTTGATCCGGGTATTAGTTCTTGTAGCATTTCGCCTGCACTAATTCTGTCTACAAGTATAAGTGTATTACCTGATTGCCTTACTGTGTTTAGTAGTTTGCCTATATATTCTATTCTGTCTTTATTTGTTACTAGATACTTTAATTCTGATTGATAATCAGTGTGTACTTGAGTGTCCATTAATTGTACAATGTTAACATGACACTGTGATAGCACACCTTTGTCTTGTAATTCCTTAGCACTGATCTGTCCAATTACTGGACCTAATGAAGCGTGGATAGACTCAAACTCAAACTTCTCTTTAGGTACTGTGCCAGTTAGTCCCCAACGGATAGGAGCGTTGCGTAGGTTGCGTGTAAGCAGATTCTTTAGTACTTCTGCTTTAGCTTGGTGTACTTCGTCGACAATAATAGTGCTTACACCTTCTAAGAACTCTGCTAGGCTTAATACAGCCGCGCCGTCCTTATGCCGCTTGTCAAGTATATTCAAACTTTGCCAAGTGCATATAGTGTGAGTCTTACCTAGTTCTTTTCTGTCTCCGAAGTACACCCCTACGTCTAACCCACAATTGATGTAGTCTTCTTCTGTTTGTGTAACAAGTGATTTGTTAGGCACAATCACAAGACTACGTCCGTACGGCTCACTAATGTGTGACAGTGTGGCTGTGGTAATTGTTTTACCTGCACCTGTTGCAATTTCCTGCAAGCTCTGTGGGTTTTGTAGAAAGTTGTTGATTGCTGTAACTTGATAGTCACGCAGAATTATTTCTTCGCCTTCTGCAGGATGACCTTTTGGCCAGCGTACACCTTGGTCTGCCCAGTAACGTTCTGTAATAGTAGGAAAGTTAAACTGTACTGGATGTCTATTATCTTCAATGTCAACTATTTGGACGTTATTTTTTTGTAAAGTATCAACAATGACATCAAGATGATTAACGTAGCCTGTCCCGCCAATACCAAAGAAAGCAACTTTACCGTCCCATCGTCCCAGTTTATACTGGGGCATGTATCGAGCATAAGGCACTTCAAACTTAAGAGCATTGGAGAGCTTTCTTCTAACATCTACATCTAATCCTTCTAGTTTGATGTTTACTTCATCTTCAATTATTAGTTTGCAACTTGCCAATTAAATTTCCTCAATAGATTGTCTTTGAAACCGCATGTACTGAGATGTATTACTATCAAACTGTAGTACTAAATCAAATTCGTTTAGATATGCTTTTGTTTTTATGTTTGGTCTAATACTTTCTAACATAAGAGCAGTATAAGCATTCCAATCAGATTTGATTAAAGGTTTCGGTATCTTATCGTTAATATACACTATTTTTGTGTTTTTGTCAAGAGGAGAATTTAGTTTATTGTCTTTAATGTAACTATTAAAGTCATTATTTTTGTCATTATCTAGTCTAAATAAAACTGTAGACTCAGTGTCATCTAGAATGTTTCTAAAAGCTCTATGTACTTTAACCAAATGATTTAATGGATTGTCAGAAGGTAGTATTACTAAAAGAGGAAATCTTTTTAATTCGACTATGCTATATATTAAGTTATCAAACGTGTATTTGTTTGAATTAACCATCACGTTTTTTTGTGTTCTGTTGATTATTTTTTGACTAATAATACTTAAATTATTAGTACTAATTTCTAAGTCATTTTTGTCAAAATAGTTTAATCCGAATATTTTTTGTTTGTCTTTATAAAGTGCTAAATTTTTAGTTGTAGGTTTTCCTAACATTTTTTCTAAATTAGTTTTAGCAACATCTGGTAAATGTTTTACTTCAAAGTTATATACACCAGGAATATATAAATGTTTATTGTTATTAATTTTTTCTAATTGTTCATATGTTTCAATAAGAAAATCATCTATGTCAAAATTCTTATCTTTAAATATTTCTACCAAACGGTGTATATTTTTTTCATTGAGAACAAAATAATGTTCGTGGCTACCTTTTGTATGATGATAGTCGCCTACCTTTTGTATTTTATCTAGTTCTACTATAAGTTTTTTACTAAACGGAAATCTAACCTTAATCCACTTTCTATCACTTTTATGCAAATGATAGGGTGTGTTAGGAAACGGATTATCATAATCACAAACTTTAATATATTTGCTTCTATCAATTTCTCTCAGAGGCATTCTAAGATTTTCTAATTCTACTTCAAAATTAGAATTATTGTCAAATTGATCTTTATATTTTAGTAGTTTTTCTTTTACTAAAGAATATTGTCTATCAGTTAATGCTGTTCCCCTAAAGACTTGTCTTCCTATACTTTGTAATATAGAAATGTCGCTAGACTCTATCTTAAACATAGAACTGTTTTTAAGTCCAACTAATAATTCAAGGTAATCTTCTACTGTATTCATAAGTATATTATAACTTAAAACAGTTTAGAAGTCAAGCGTTTAAGTGGTAGTCCTGCAGAAATTTCTTCTACTGTATATTCAGTCCAAGCGTAATCGTTTAGCCATTGTGTTCTATCCGGAGTCAATGGTGTTTCTATATCGTGAAGAAAGTCTATGTCGTTACCAACGTCATACGCTAACGAGCTAGGGCTTACAAACGCTGGAACACCTTCTAGTACACTGTGTATACCAGGATTACTACTATAGCTTACAGTAGCATATACGTTGCTGTAGTCTATATCAAAATCGTCATAGCTACCAGGTGTTTGTTTAGGTGTTTGTCTACGAACGTTTTTAAATTCGTGTTCAATGCTGGGTAATGTGCATCTAGGATGAGGACGAAAAACAATTGGCCTATCAGTATGTTTTTGTATTTCAGTAATTGTATTCATTACCCAGTTACTCATACTAGGCATATTAATCCATTGCAGACTTTTATCGTGTTGCCCGCATATAAGAATGTATTCGCCGTTATTCCGCCAAGGCTTTAGCGAAAGATCCAAAACATTAGCACGATCGCTGTTATTACCGTTATCACCAAAGTAACCATCTCTATTAATTCCGTTTAATGCAACTTTCCAAGTTGTACCTCTACTTATACCACCTACTTCTAGGACCACGGTCGGTTTGGATTGTTCCAAGTTCCTTTTCCAGATATCTTTATTCTTAGCCATTCTCCCAGCGAATAGAACACTCCAAATAACATCAACATCAGATACAGGGTCGTTCCAAACAACGTCATGCCCAGCAGCCACAAGACTGTGAGCAAAGGCATTAAAAACTTCTCTACTATTAAGTGCGCCATAATTTGTCCATAAACTAAATTTCATATGTAAATACTTTCATATAGTTTATTTACACGAGGTACACAATGCCAGCAATAACTGTGGTTACAACATTTCATCCAGACGGGTATTCAAAATACGGACAAAGATTTTTAGAAAGTTTTGCAAAACAAGTAGATCCAAGAATTAAATTAGTAGTATATGCTGAAGGAATATTACCTCCTAATCCAGATATAAGAAGAATAGAAATACTAAGTGCAGAAAAGGCATTACCTAAACTAAATGCATTTAAAGAAAAATATAAAAACGATCCTAGAGCAAACGGCATTCCTCCAGATGATATAAAAGCAAGACGCCCAAGAGATTGGCATAAAGCATTTAAGTGGGATGGCATTAGATTTGCTAATAAAACTTATGCAGTATTTGATGCATTTGAAAAAGGCAAGGATTGGATTGTATGGATGGACGCAGACAGTTACATCCACAGTCACTGGAGTTACGAAGACTTTATATCACTGCTGCCTAACAACACATACATTACATATGTAGGTAGAGGTAAAGGATCACAAACATGGCCCGAGTGCGGATTCTATGGTATGAATAAAAATCATCCTGTGTGTCACGAGTTTATGAAGGACTTTGAAGCAATGTATGAAGATGCGGAAAACGGAATGTTTAAGTTAGAAGAATGGCACGACAGTTATATCTTTGGCGAAATATTAAACAAGTATAAAGAGTTTCCGTCACACGATTATAGTGCAGACATGTATCTTAAGGAAGCTAAGACAGGCGGTGGTGGACATCCACTTATTAATGGTCCGTTAGGTAAATGGATGGATCACATGAAAGGCGGACGTAAAGACAGTGGCAAAAGTTTGCCTAAAGACTTAATGGTTAACAGAACCGAAGACTATTGGAAATAATCTCCCCAATATGTATAATCATCTGAATAATAATCTTTGATTATATCGACATGCTCTTTTGTAACATTTACTAAGACATTAACTTGTGAAGTTGTTTTTGTTTGAGTAGGACGTATCTTGCATTCTGAAATTTTAGATACATCATCTAAAAATCTAGTACCAATTTCTTGTGTTAAGTAAATGTTATCATAAAAACTAGGATCTTTTTTAAGTACAACTACTTGCGGTAATGAGTGCCTTTTTAAATCTATATACTTTTCTCTAAGATAATCGAGATTGTTTATAAAATCTTCCCAGTTGTTTACTTCTTTTTTAATGTTATTTCTATTTTTTAACATTACACGATCTTTAAAACAACTTACAACTCTTTGCACAGGATCGCGAACAAGTGCATACTTGTAGTCTAGTTCATCTAAAGAACTATAAGGACTACGTGGTAAGGTTTTCCACCATTCGTCATGTTTTCCTAAAACATGTTTCATCTGTCTGGCTAAGTGCCTTTGTGCTCTAGGAAATCCTAAAATACTTGTTACACTAGTTGATCCGACTTTTTTACTACAAGCAACATACAGCGTTTTTTGATTTGGAAATTTTACTATCATACATATTGTCTCATATGTCTCCAGGCTGATCCATCTTCAAGTTCACTAAATTTCCAATGGAACATACTAATACGCTGAAGCCATTTTTCTCTGTCAAACTCTTTAGGTGATTCTAATCTACTAAAATCTGAATGTGCTACTTCTGCACATTGGCTAGTGTTAGGATCTGTTATAAATGCATGATAACCTTGTATAATAGGACCAACTATTGAACTACTATTATGATTAACAACTGCCCAGCATCCATTTAAGTCATCTTCTAAAGAATATCTATTGTTCTGTACTGTAGCAAATTTTACCTGTCTAAGTAGTCTACTTATTTCACCTGCACGTCTGTTTGTTTGATTATCTTTAGGATGCAATCTTACACGTATAGGTCTATCAGAAAAATTTCTAATAGCATTGCATGTTTTTATAAGCCACTTGTCTAAACTTAAAGTTCCCATACTCCATCCGCCTTCTCTTTGAGCACAAATTAAAATATGTCCCTTGTCTCGTACTTTATTTTCTAAAACGATGCCTGTGTCTTTGCTTATTTGTTCCCAACGTTTTGGATCAATATTGTTGTCAAAATAATTTCCTGTATTAGGGAATACTCCGTCAAAACTATATCGAAGGTAATGATGTGGCTCGTTTGATTTGTTAGCATACAAAAATAAATTAGCATCTGCGCAACAAACATGCTTATTTTTTGTACAATCTATGACGCTTTGTCGTAGTCTCAAATGAGGAGCGTTCTTGCCACGTTCATGTTGCCAGCCTTGTATGACTCCAACGTCTGAATCTATTAAATCGTTTCCTTTGTGTAGTACACCAATATCGCCGGCTGCATTAACACCTTGCACAAATTTAGTTAAAATGTTAAACTTTTCTTGACTTTTATTTTTGCTAGGTACTACATTGTAGTAACTAACTACTTTCACTTTACTATCTCCCAAGCATAGCCGTTCATCATTTCTTCTCTATTAAATTGTGCATAACTTAAATGACACATAAGAGAATACATTGTATCTTTGTCTGGCATATTTAGATTATTAATTTGTGATAGTTCTGTGTTACATACAGCAGTTGCGCAATTAGGACCTAACGCAATAGCAGGCTTGCCAAAATTAAGTGCTTCAAGTGCTGCAATACTATTATATGTAACTACACAATAAACATCATTTGCCATTGCTGCTTCTAGTGATTGATTTGTAATTCTGTGTCTACGATCAGGTTTTAATCTAATTTCGACAGGACGATCTGTATACTCTTTTAATTGTTCGCTAACCTGCTTTACCCATTCTTCTGGACTCGGTTGATCCCATAACATCATAACTTTTTCACTAGGAGGAACAAGTAGAATTTTTCTCCCATCGCCTTTAAACTTTTTGTATTTCCAGTTTAGTAAACGGTCATCAGGTCGATACATAATAGGTTGTGTATTTTGTAATGCGTTCTTAGTTACACGATGCCATATTTTAGATTTGCTTCCTTCGTTACCGAAATACCCTGTATCAATAGCATAAAATGTACGCTTTGTTTCCCAACAATGCTGTAGAGCTTTTCTACTGCCGCCGCCTAGTCCTCTAATTACTAATGGTGTATCTGTACGTTCTTCAGTCTTCCAATCACTTAATCTACCACCACTACCTATTACAAAACTTTGTAAATATTCGTCGTACTGTAATCCGTCTTTGTTATATGCAATTCCCTCTTCAGGATCAATTGCAGCATTTTTATGAACTGTTCCTTTCATAAATTTATTTTGTATAATTTTCATTGCTTCTTCCTGGGTGTTTCCGTAATACTTACCTGTAGGATCAATTGGTGTATATATTACTGTTTTTACGGTATCAAGTACTTCACTAGGTAAGGTTAACTCTTCAAATTTTGATCCTTTTGATTTTGCTAAATTTGTCTTTTGTTCTGCACCTTTTATACCTTCCATTAGATACTTACGTTCTGCTCTGTAGTATTCTAAATTATACTCGCAATCTTTATATTCTTCGAACCAAGGTCCGCCTTCTGTATAATGAATAAACTTCGGCTTTCCATCTTCCGGTTCTTTATACCATCCTACTAGCCAGTTCCATTCGTGACTAATTGCACCAATTTCGTTATCTTTTAACCAACTAAATCTATGTAGATACTTACCGTCAATATTAGGATCGTTAACAAGGTCTTTTGTTAGTTTTGCGTTACTTGGATGTCCGCAGTTAACTAACATCATACTTGACCAATTTTTACGTGGATAGTTTAACTGTTGTCTGCCATCCATTTTTGTGCCTTCTTTAGGCGTATAATCGTGTTGTGCGCACATTAATGCATACTTATTGTCAGCTTGATCAAATAATTTTTTTACATCTTCAACAGCAATAAAGTCACAATCAATAAACAATGCCCAACCCTTGAACTGTGCCATTTCTGCTATTAAAAATCTTGTAAATGTAAATTCAGTACTAGCAAGTTTGTCTGACTTGCGCCAATATAGCCCGTCTCTTTTTAGTAATCTTTGCTTTAAAGGAATAACTTCAATAGGAACTGATGCAGTATCTAACAAACTTTGTTTACAGGCTTGGTAAGCAATATCTTCTCTACTATCCCAGCCTACATATATTCTTAATGGATCCATTAGTCTCTTCTTTCAATATCTTCTTCGGTTAGCTCATCACCTAACCAGACTTCAATTACCTTTGCGGTAATATCACCTACGTTTGTTGCTTTGTGCCAAGTATTAACTGGTATGTCAATACTGTCTCCCGAATAGTATGTTTTATTAATTATGTCATTATTCTCAAATTGTAATGCCATGTGTATTGTACCTTCTACAACATGCCAATGTTCTGAACGTTTAAAATGTCGTTGATCGCTAAGACTTTTACCTACATCAAACGCAAGTTTTTTAGTAGCCCAGCCATCGCCTTTATCTAGCACAGTGTAGTTGCCCCATGCACGTTCTGTAGTAGGTTGAGCCCATTCTTTTAAAATCCAACTGCTTGAATTCTTTTTATCTTCGCCGCCTACACCAAATGCAAATTCTACACTAGGATGTCCGCCATATGCTTCGTATTCAGGTGTAGTAGTATTACTTCTATCGCCGCCATTGGCAAATATAATCTTGCCAGTTGTAGTTGACATTGTATGAAAAATTGCTTGACTTGCACTATTGTCGCTGTCGTCAAATCCTATAACCTTATCTACTACTGCTAGTTCTTTAATAATAGCAACACGTTCTTTAAACGGCATAAACGGTTTACCTTTTTTTCGTGTTAACCAATCGTCGCTGTTAACTCCTACGATTAATCGATCTCCTAATTCTCGTGCTGCTTTAAAATATTCTATATGTCCGGAGTGCAGAGGATCAAATCCTCCTGTGACTAATACTGTTTTCATACAGATATTTATGTACGCATTTAACTGATAAATATCTTTATGAGTTACATTATAAATTCTCCTAAACCGGCAATCTTTATACACATACCTAAAACGGCCGGCGCTAGTGTAATTAAATCGTTAAGCAAAGCATACAAAACTTCTACTATAGAAAATAGCATAACTCAAGATAACAACTTTCACAGTACAATACATCATACAAAAGATATTGTAGATGTTAAAGATTATTTTGTGTTTAGTATTGTAAGAAATCCGTTTGACAGAGCAGCTAGTTGGTATTTTTTTAGGCAGCAAGTTCTTCAAAAAGGATTAAAACAACTTAAAAAGAATTCGCCAAAGCCATTAAGAGTAGTTGACGATATGCACAAAGTAACACAAGAACTAGCAGTAATGAACAGCGGATTTAATCCTTGGTTTGATCGTTATGTTAACGAGCCTTGGGACTACACTTGGTTTTCATTGAGTAACAATCAAAGTGCTTGGCTGTCAGAAGATGTAAAAACTATTATTAAATTTGAGTCAATTAATGACATTAAAAAATTGTATTTGTTTGAAAATATAGAACTAGGATATGCTAATAAGTCTAAAAATAATGGAAATTATAGAGACTTATTTTCAAACAAAACAAAAAAATTAGCACAGAAAATTTATGAAGAAGATTTAGATATGTTTAATTACATATTCTAAACAGGTGCATATGCTGTATCATCTTCCCATTCTTTAATCTTTTTATATCCTAAAGAGTAGATCCAATTGTCTAAATCTGTCAAACTATATCCAAAGTTTAAGCACAAGTCGTTTGTTTCTAGTACAATTAAAGGTTTATATTTTTCTATAGTATTAACTGCACCTTGCAAAGCAAATAATTCATAACCTTCTAAATCAAACTGTATTAAATCTACATCTTTAATATCTAAATCATCAATAGTAGTAATTTGTATATTTCCTAAATCTTCTGATATCATATGTTTGCCTGTATTTTTTCTATCTAATACAATACCTTTTTGTTCTTTAATATTTCCTAGACCAAGATTAAAAATTTGTGCGTTTGTTTTTTCTTTTAGGTTTTCTACTAAGCAATGATGATTTACAGTTTCAGGTTCAAACGTATATACATTATCAAAAGTGTTACAATATTGATAAGGATATAGTCCACAATGTCCGCCCGCTTGTATAACAGTTCTATGCGATGTAATCATAGAAGAAATTTCGTTAGGAAAATTAAGATGCCCTGGCAATGTTAAGTAAGTCCAGGCTTTTCTATCTTTCTTAGGCCAAAGCCATTGTTTGTCTAGTACTTCTCTGTATTGTACATTATATTTCATTTTTAAACTCAATTTCAGCTGTTATGTATTTTTTAGTTTCGCTTAGTATGTTTTTTATAACTATATCTTTTTGATTAGATTTTTTTCTAATATCAAAAATAATTTTAGAATTTTTATGTTTGTGTTTTTGTATCAGATGCTTATATGTAGACGCTGGATAATGAAAGCCGCAGCTAACAGCACTATAAAATAAATCAAATTTTATATTTTTGTCTATCTGAATGTTATTTGCATCTATAAAAACATACTCCATATTTCTTTCATCATATGTCTTTTTTAAATCTGTAATTTTACTGTAAAATTTAAAATCTTTTACGCCGCCGTAATTAGCATCACGAGGGTTATCTTTTGTATTATCAAAATCACCGTCTAACAAATATATTTTCGTTCCGAAGGTTTTATGAAAATGTTCGCTTTCTCTAGCAATACCACATCCTATATCTAACATAGTTTCTACAGGTCCAGTATAAGATGATATTTTTTTAAATATTTTTTCTTTTGACTCGGCATGATAAGAGTTATTAAGCCAGCCTGTTATCCACTTATCGTCCATTTTTTAAATCCCAAGTAAAACTAAAGTCGTCTATTACATATGTAACAACAGTATTTATTGGGTTATAAAACTGCAAATCAATTATTCCAGTGCATAGCATTGTATCTGCTGGCATTGCACCGTTAGTTTCTACAAAGTTTACAAGTTTTTTTGCACCTTGAGGACTAACACAATATCCCATTGCGCCGGCCCACCATTCACCTAAATAAATTTCCTTTGCTTTTTTATTAGTAGAAAGTTTAATAACATCATTAAATTCTACTTCCGGAAAAGATTTATGTATTGTAACATCATGCTCTAATATACAAATAGATTCGTCAAGTTCAATACATTTTTTCCATAATCGATAATGACTTAAGAAACATCCAACAGTGCCAACACGTTCAAATGATGCAATAGCCTTTTTATATTTAGAATTAATTTTTATGTTATAATCTTTTAACGTTTCTTTTTGTCCGTTACTACCTTCGAAAAAATATACATCCCAGTTATGCATCCTAGCAGACTTGTATGCTTTTTGTGCCCATTCTACGCTGTTAGGAAAATCAGACAATCGTATAATATATGATTTCATTCTAAATAATTCCTGTATACATTGAGATATTTTTCAGTTTCTTTTTGTTCACCTTTAAGAGTTAAAAACGCACTAGGGTGTTTAAGTTTACCTATTGTAATCCAAAGTTTATCTGCTGCTTCAAATTTATACTTGTTTGCAAGTTGATTTAATATAGTTTGATCTCTTCCCCACCGCCATTTTTCAATCGGAGTAGAGGTTAGCTCGCTTGCATATTCTTGTCTAAACCCGTTATCGTTAAATGTAACGAATCCTGCAAGCCATCTGCTTTCTTTATGATGCTTTAGTACATATTGTTTTTCAAATAATCTCTCTGTAGCAACTTTTCCAATTCTACGTGTGCAAATAGTATCAGCATCAAGAGTTATAACATTTTCGTTATTTTTAAATTTATTAGCAACAGCTAAAAATCTTACACTTTGTAAATATGATATTTTTGATTCGTCGTTTACAAATTCTCGTTCTTCGGTAGTTATACTAACATTATCTAAAGAATTTTCAACAGTAGGATTAACAATATGACAATGTAGATTAATCCAAGGGTTGTGCCTGTGAATACTTTCTAGTAAAGGCACAGCCCATTTATTATAGTATTCTTGATCTACACCTAATAAAATATTACACTTCACTTTTTTGCCTTTGTTAAACTATAAATTTTTTGATCTATTGGTCCTTTAAATATTCCAAAACTTCTATTAGTAGAATCAAGGGTATTGTAATTAGATCTTTTTTTAAAAACGTGCATTTCCGGTAAAGTATAAACACTAAAATTTTTGTATATAAAGTTTCTAACACTTACATCAGATGCCCAATGTAATGTTTCTGTATCTAAAATATTATTTGCAAAATTATTAACAATATCAATAATATCTTTTCGAAGGATCATCATTGCCATGCCTCCTTCATCGCCGTTCTTTTTTAGTCTACTAATATTAATAGCTTCGTGATTTTTAAAAATATTATTAATTATTTCTTGTGGTATAGATTTAAGAGCAATAAGATCAATGTCAGAAACAACAACATTCTCGTTTACTACTGGCATACTTTTCCAACGACTTAGTGCGTAGTACCCTTTAGTATCTCTTCCTGTTGTATTATACTTTTGTTCTATATCTTCAAAACTAATATTTTCTTGGTTTAAGTAAGATATAGTAGAATTATTAGGTAGTTGATTACCTAAAAAATATAAAGAAAATTTTGAGTTAGGATAAAACTGACGAATAGTTAAAGAATACAAATTATAAAAATTATTATAATATGTATTATCGGCAGCAGTGTGGAAGATCATATCGTAGCATCTTCCATTCCTGCTACACGTAGTTTAACTACGTTTGTAATTTGCCACTGCTTTTGATCAAGTGCTTTAAGCACACCTAACCATTTATTTCTTATCAATGCAAATTCATTGATAATTTTTTCATAGTCAACTACATCTGCTTCACCGTCAACGTATTTTTCAACGTCACGACTAGACAAAGCTCTTTGATAGTTTTCAAGATACTTTTTAAAATATGAGCTACGCAATCTACGTAGCTCAATATTTAGATAGTTAAGAATGGCTTCAATTTCTTGTAGTTGATTAAAACGATGTTCTACGATGCCTGGCATAGCAGCCGCACTTTTTTCGACATTACCTACGAGCTTACATTCTGCTCGTGCTTGTATCAGTTCTGTTTCAAAAAAAGATACAGCATCCGGTATTTTAGAAATGTCACGGCTTACTTCACTATACCATCCCATTACCAGTCCTCTTCTTCGTCCTCGTATGTTTCTTCATCGTCTAATTCTAGATAATAATTAATAGCAGAATCTAGTTGAGCATCTGTTCCGAGTAGTTCTTGGAATGTTTCGTCACTAATGCCATAATCAGCAAGTAGGTCAACAAAACGCTCAGCTGCCATTTCAATATGTTTCTTATCTAGATATTCTTTGAACATCATCCAAACATCAGCAATTTGATCTTCATTCATTTACGGTTGGCTCCTCGATTAGTTCGTCAGTTGCTTCTTCGTCAACTTCAGAGGTATTTACCATAGAAGCTTCTTTAATCAAGTAATCTGACATAACTTTATCGAGTAGTTCACCGTTCCAATTTTTACGATATTCAAGTAGTTCTTCACCGTCCACTGTTTCGTAACGCAAGCGATTGCCTTGTTTGACAATAACGCCTTTTGCTTCAAACAGTTCAAGTAGTCCACTGTAAGGATTCATACCTGTTTCGTATGGAATCTTAACCTGCACACCTTCAAACGGTTTAGCATAACGTGTTTTCATAACCTTACAGGCTGCACGAATACCACGCACTTCGCTAATCTTGTTACCGTCTTCATCTTCTTTTAGTTTCAACTTCTTCATTGCAACTACAATAGATGATGCATAGATAAAACCTTGACCACCTGAAATCTTATCATCTGGATCAAACATATCTTGCGATGCGTATGTGTGGTTAGTTGCTACAAGTCCTACATTATGTGAACCAAACATGTTAACAGTGTTACGAACAAGTGAAGTCAATGCCTTAGGCTTACGACCCATATCGCCTTTCATATCACCTTTGTTAAACTGATCAACATCTGTAGGTGTTAACAACATACCTAGTGAGTCAACTACAAACAATACTTTAGGACGGTCTTCTTCCGCCATTGCTTTGTAGTCTGCCATAAACGTACTAATAGTCTTAGCTACGTCATCAATCATTGACATGTTAAGTTTTAGTAGTTTATCTTCTGATGTATCTACATCAAGTGCTTGTAGCCATGCTTCGTCAAGTGCGTTCTCTGAGTCAATCAGTACTACAAAGATACCTTGATCTTGTGCGCTCTTTACAATGTTGCCTGAACAAATGTAAGATTTACCTGCACCTGATTCGCCTGCAAATACACTTACTTTGCCTAGTGGAACACCTTTATTCCAATCACCTGAAATAAGATAGTTGAGTGCGTAGTTACCTGTGCTAATCCAATCAGTAGGATCGTTAAATCCTGCACTCATGCCTGTAATGGATTTAGTTAACGAAGTTCGAAACTTCGTAGGATCGAATGCCTTTGTTGCCATATGTATCTCCTATCTAAAAAGCATAATGGGGGATTGCTCCCCCATTAATTATTACTGTCCTTGACGTGCTCTAATCATTGCTAGAATGTCTTGAGCATTGCCACCTTCTGCAGGAGCCGCTTCAGCCGCTGGTGCTGGAGTTGCTGCTGGTGCTGCCTCTGCTACTGGAGCAGGTGCTGCCTCAGGTGCAGGTGTTGCCGCTGGTGCAGGAGTACTTGCTGCCGGAGCAACAGGATCACCTGTACGTGCTGCCATACCTGCTGGACGGAAGTATTGACCCCATCTAGCTTCGTCATATGCTTCACCGTCTACTGACGCTTCAAACATTTCTTGCATGACTTTGAGTTCAACTTCACCTGGCTTCTTAGGTAGGAAGTCACTTAGATTAAACAAGCCGTGTGTGTTAACAGCAGCCATTTCTGAATCACCTAGTGGACGCTCTCTACGTGCCCAATTAGATGTTGAGTAGTCTGCGTATCCGCCTTTGGATGTTTTGTTAAGACGGAAGTCAACACCAGCAGTGTAATCTGTTGGCAACTCTTCCATATCAGGGTCAAGCAATGCTGACTTGATAATTTCAAAAATTTGCGGACCGATAATAAAGCGTCTAATTGGATTCTCAGGTGCTTCATCATCTGCTAGTGGATTATCCACAACAAATCCTTGGAAGATATAAGAGCGTTTCTTCCAATACTTACGACCCATATCTTCTAGACTTGGATCTTTAAACCAGCCACGCACTTCGTTAAGAATGTTACATGTCTCGCCGTACATTTCCATACATGGAATTTGTACTTGTACTGGACGTGAATCAGTTTGTCCTTTTATACCTGCAAATGGAAGTTTGATAACAAGACGTTCTTTCCAAAAGAAAGTGTTGTCTTGATTGCCATCAGGAAGGAAACGAAGCACTGCGCTTTCGCCTTCTTTAATATTCCAAAACGGGTAAATTGGGTTTGGACCGCTTGGTCCGTTTGAACCGCCACCTTGACGTGACTCTTGCTCTTTTAGTTTAGCTCTAATTTCTGCTAATGATGCCATAGTAATGCCTCCTATAATTTATGCCTATGTGCTTTGTGCCTTTTTAACTTTGTAGCACAGTATTTATAATACTATCAACTACTTAGTATGTCAAGCCTTTTTTAAAGAAAAACTTGAAAAACTTTTAGAGGGCTTTACAGCCCTGCTAATCTTACAATATCTGCTGATTCAGTACTAGCAACTTGGTCTCCCATTGCCATTAACTTTCTTAGCATTTCTTTATCGCCTTTGGCTTTGGCTTGTTTTATTAATTTTTCCCAAGTTTCTCTATTTGGGATTTGTAATGTTTTTGACCACTCGTCGTCGGTAGGTGTTAATGTATCCATAAGTTCTGGATCTCTATAGCCAATTACTTCTGCTACACGACTATTGATACGCTCAATAAACTGTTTTGCAGGATTAATAAACTCCTCACCATAATCTTTTTCTACCATAGTAAGAACTGCTGTTTCACCTTTTGGGAAGTTGCCTGTTGTATAATCAAAATACGAAAGGATAAACTCGCCTAACGGTGTTTTGTCATCTTCTTGTTCGATTTTAATCTTTTCGCCGTCCGGTCCGTCGATCTCATCGCCTTTTTTCTTGCCATTCATTTTGGCTTGACGTACTGCATGTGCAAATGCATTGCCTTCGTCTGCGTCAGTTTCTTTTTCGCTAAATTGACCCATTAACTCTTCAAATGCATCATCTATTGCTTCGTCAGTCGTGCCTGAACGTGTTGTTAGGCCGCCTTTTAACTCTTGATATACGTCTTGTAGTTCATTGTGGAACTTATGTCCAAAGCCACTCTTTCTAATATGATTATACATACACACTCTAGGATCATTTAAACAGCCGTCGATAATACGTCTGATAGCAAAATCATCCATGCCGTTGTCTTGCATAATTTGAGTCATCATATTTAATTGTGCTTCGTATTGTGCCTGACGATCTGCTCTGGCTTGTTGAAAGTCTTGCCACTTACTTTTAATCCAATCAACAATACCTTCGTCTAATTGATCAGGTCCTAGTTCTTCTGCTTTAGTTGCTTCACTTACAAGATTATAAATGTATGGGAAAACATCTTGTAGTTCTTCGTTAAATTGCTTAATAGTAAGTTGATCAATCCAGTTTTCTGCAACATCATTTGGAACATCTTCTAGTACAGGTGCTTCATATGATTCTGCTGCTTCTTTATAAAAACTTTCTTTTTGAAGATTTTGAATTTCTTTTTTAATGTTTGCTGCACGTTCTTTAACAACATCAACATACCCTGCTAGGCTTTCTGCCATTACACTTGAACGCTTCATGTATGAATTAAATTTACGCAACTTTGAAAGTTCTTCTGATAGTCCAGTAATATGTTTACCAAAGTCGTCGTATGGATTACCACCTTCGGCAACATGACGAGCCATTGCTCTTGCACCACTTAAATGCTTGTAAGGATATTTAAATTTTTCACCTTCTGCATTCTCTACAAATATTGCAGATATCTTTTGACTACGTGCAGTAGCACTTTCGGTATTAATTGCCTCAGTGTGTTTAATAGATAGCTTTGCATTACCTATTTTTTGAAAACTTGTTTTGTTTGTTCCATACATTTTTGATTCGTTCATTTGATCTTCCTCAGAGCGATTTGTAGCTAAAAAGTCATAATCTCTTTTGTCTAAATTTGACTTAGTTATATTCCTTGTATCAAAATTTAACATACGTTTCTTACTAAACGTGCGAAGTTCTTTTAAAAAGTTATACCAGTTATCTCTAGTTGCTGAGTCTTCGTTTGCAACAAAATCGTCACCATACATAACACTTAAATTTTCTTCATCAATTGATATACTTACTTGTCCTAAGACTCTATCCGATTCTTTGTATTCAAAATCAAAAAATCTAGCATCAGTTGGTACATTAGTAACTTCACCATCACCATTACCGATAGTAACTCCTGGGAATCTACCTCTAATTTTATTAAAAAGTTCTTCTGCGATATTGTCTAGGTTTTTCATATTAGTATTTATCAATAGTTTGTAGATATGAAGATTGGCATTGGTGCATCATAATCGTCTATGTCTTCTGCTTGATTAAACGTGTCGTATACTCTTGGATCCCAATCTTTAAGAACATCCATCATCCTTATAGCAAGTAATGTTGCACTTACTAAATCGTCTGTCATACCTACTTTAGCTTGAAAACTTGTATTAGTAGCAACAAATCCTTTTAATTCAGATATTAAAGGTTTTGAATGTACAGTCATTCTATCATTTTCAATCATAGTTTTTAAACGACTACACGCTGTAATCTTTGTGCTGTGTGTAGTATTAAACCCTTTACGAAACTTGCGCACATGTCCTTTGCGAATAGGTTCAGACACAAATAGTCCTGGTATATTCTCTTCCCCAAAATCGTTTATAACGATTAGTGCTGCTTCTC